AGCCGCTTATTGTTGTAATACAATCCGTCTGCACCAAAGGTGAGCGTACGGTCGTTGATCATTATGGTATGTCCTCTGCCGGGATTGGTGTAGTTGCTTTGAGTTATCAAAGTTAAACAGAATCGGTCACCCGAACCGTCCGGCGGCAAGATATAAAAGTGTGTTGCTCCGGATTCCGGCAACGATTCTATCATTACTTTCAGATCATTTTGCGTTGCAAGTCCGATGTAATCTTTTCGCAAAGATATACCACCGAGATCGTATCCGCCAACTGATAGTCCATTATCCGGACTTATACGAAGCAGTATTTTCCCTTCGCCGTTTACCACCCTTAAAGTACTCTCGCTTAACTCTGCATAAATCGCGCTGCCGTTTATGTCATTGAGCCGGTTTGTGTTTCCACTGCACGCCCGCAGCTCGTCAAGTTCTTTCTGCATCTGCGATTTCGGCTGAACGCGGATAATCTCCGGCTCGTCAGCCTGCACGGACGGAACATCAGCGGAATATGCCACGATGGAAGCGGCTGATGTGCCTGACGCGGTTTCTGAGCTTTCATTAACGCTCGCGCATACAATAGTGCCTTTCCCGCGGTATTTCCATTTTATCTGTGTGGCAACGTTGATTATTTGCCCCACATCAATATTGCCGCCGGAAAATGCCACTACGTCAAGAAGCTCCAGCGCCGGGTCAACAAAGCAAGTCGCCTTTATATACCTTGTAGGATAGCTTCTGTTAGTGAAATAGCTTTGATTTATCGCTTCCTGCTGGCTTTCGGTCAGCTTCTGGAGTATCGGATTTTTAGGGAGAGCGAGGACACCCTCTTTGATGTGCGGAGCGTCTGTGCCCGTCCAAGCCGTGACTTTATTGTACTGCTTAACATCGTTGCCCACATATGACTGCAAATATGCCAGATATGTGCGGGTGTCGCTGTATTCTATGGTTGTTCGCTCATTTGCCGTAAACAGTCTGTCGTAATTGCCGCCGCCCTCATATTTATAGGCTTTAAGCTTCAACAGACCTCTGTAATCGCAGAAAGCGCAACAACCGACCGTCTGCGCTATCCACATGACTACATCTCGGCAGCTTTGAACGCTCTCGCTTGTAAAATCGGGTATAACGTCCGAGTTTGGGAAAGTGTTGAAATCCTCTTCTGACATTCCCAGACCCACGCCAGCGCGGTTGCACACATAATTTAGCGCCGTCCAAAGGCTGGTTGTAGGAATTGTGTCCGGATAATTGATGTCCAGGAGCGACATTGTGTCATACGCTCTCAGCGTTACCATATCACGCTTTCGAGTGCATGAACCCTCTTCGGAGAAACTGCCTACAAAGAAAGGCGGCAGCGGAACTTCCTCCCATGTCTTTGTGCCGTCCTCTGCCGTTTCTACGACAATTCCATACGTGAGTTTGATGAGCGCGCCGCCAAATTCGTGGTCGTATGCGCTTTTGTCGCGTATTTTTATCATCAACTGGGAGCAGTTTGCGGTTCCAATGTCAAAACTGCCACATGCTTTTGCGGAGATAGACAGCGAACCCTGGACGATAACGCTGTCATCTACGCTGATTATGGTGCCGTCTTTAAGTTTTATGCCGCCAGTAATACGCTCTTCCTTGAATACCGCACGGCAGGCAGCTATATATTTATCTGATACCGGGTACATGGGCGTTCTCCTTAATACTCGATGAAGCTGCACTCGAAATCAAAGATACATTCGTCGTAAGTGCTCCGCTGCAAGACAAGCTTGGGCTGTCTTGTTGCCTGCGGATATCCGGTGAACGTTATCTGCTTTCTTGTGAGCAGGTCGTAGTATGTTACCTCAAGCGTTGTGTCGTCTATCATGTTCAGCAGCTTTGACAGGTCTTTTGCTTTCAGCCGCCATTTATATTTTGGCGCGTGATGCTTTCTGCGGATAACGGTCCTGTGAAGATATCCGGTTTCGTCACGCACACTGTCGTCGCTGTCGAAATCGCTGTCTACCACAGTCCATTCGGTCGGCGTGGGCGCTTCAACGCCGTTTATTTTGAGCCATGATAATTTCTCTAGGTCAGCCATGTTTCACCGCCTTTATATACTGCAAAGGCGGCAAATCATCTGCAACAGAAAAAAGCCGCCTGTCATTACGACAAACGGCTCTGTGGCTCTCTATCCATTATAGCATGGATTTGCGGCTTTGTAACTGTATTCTTTTATATAGCGGGGTCAAGGCTTAACTGCTCCCACTGGCTGGTCTCCACAAAATTTGTAGGGAGCGCCACGCCAAACTGATGGCAAACGTCCTCTGCCATTTCAGCAATTTTTGCCGGGTGGCTTTTCTGGTCTTTCATCACCGTACGCAGCGTCCTGATAAGGCTTGCCACTTCTCCAGCAGATGTAGCCTTTGTGGAATAAATCTGCGCCGCACTGTGGTTTTCTATCTGCTGTTTCATCTGCTCAAACGCCGAAACATACGCCGCAGTGAACAGCACGCCTTTCTTTCCAGTGAGCTTGTTTGCTATCATGTCGCAGCCTTTCTTGGTGATGAGGTAGCAGGGGGTTCCTTGTTCTGCTCGTTGCGGTAGGTTGCTTCTACGAAATATTCGGACTGGGGAATTTTCCCCTCTCCTAAATACCCGATATAAGTACGGATTGATTTGAGAAGCTCGTTGTGCGTTCTCTCAATCTTTTCCGCAACTTCTCTGCTGTCGGCATAGTACTTGCCGTCATAGTTCGTGAGATTAAATGTGTTCATCATGTTCTCCTTTTCAAGTCGTTATTTTGCGCTCCCGGGTTCGTGGTTCAATCATATCACTTTCTTTGCAGCTTGTCAAAATCGGGCAATTTCAATTAATTGAGATAAAACATCAAACGTTTGAAATTTAATGTCAACTGATTGACTGGTTACAAAAGTAACCAAAGTGATTTTTGATGTTTTGCACAAAGAAAAGCACCCCGCGTTGTGCGAGGTGCTGATTTTGTTAAATCACTTTATCGTTCTGCCCTATTGTTATCAAAGGTATAGAAACGTGTCCCATCGCTCGGCATACTGCTTCAAGGTTCTGCTTGGTAGTGCTAGGGAACATGCAATTCTCACTCTCCAGTTCTTTCTTAAATTTCAGTCTTAAATCATTAAGAATTTCAAGCGCCGCGATGTATTCTGCGGCAGTGAAAGCCTTTCTGGGCTGAATTGCAGACTTTTCCTGCTTCTGCTTCTGTTCCAGCAGTTCTTCTTGATTCTGTTCCAGTATGGGGATATCCGCCGCCAGCCCGAAATACTTCAGCATACACTCGCAGCCCTTACGCGTGATAATGTAAAGGTCTGCAATGCACCTCGGTACGCTTGGATTTTCTGCCTTGAACTGCCGCAGCTGATCATGCTTCAAATGCATGTAGTGGAATATCTCATACTGAGGGTTCTTGTGGAAGTATGTGTACACTGTTTCCTTGGACATTCCAGTGAAGTGTGCGAAGTCGGCGGCGGTTATCACCGGGCTTCCGTGCCATGCCTTGGGGTAGTAGTGGTATTCGGCGGTTTCAAGGGTGAGCTGTTCGGCTTCGTACTGCTCCGGCTTGTTTCTGAAATAGCTGTTTACAAGTTCGCGCTGTACCTGCCATGCGAGGTCGTCGTTAAAGGATTTCGCAAGCATGAGGTAGCCGCTTTCGGTGAGAAGTATCAGCCCGTTTGGCGCGGCAATTCCAAACTCGTTTTTTGGCTTCGGACGAATTTCGTCTGAAGCAATCAACGCCCTCTATAAAGCGGTTTCTGTTCGCCTTGAAATTCCTGTGCGCAGTTCCGGGAGTTCTCTTGTGAACCGCGTCAATCTCCTTGAAAGTTACTACGCGCTGACCGTTGTATTCCTTGACCGGGAGCTGCTGATTGTTTATCTTGATTAACTCGCTCATGCTCTCACCCCGCTTGCCGTAGCAGCTATCTTGTCAAGTTCGCTGACAAGCTGCTCGCTCAAATTCGCGATACCCAGAAGCACGTCTGTGTAAATTTTCTCCTGCTTTTCCGGGATAAACTCCGCGCACGCAGCTACCCACGCTATCGTTCCGAGCCTTTCAGCCTTTGCTGATACATTCAGTATCATGTCCTCTGTGATTTTGTTTTCCATAGCAAATTCCTTTCAAATACTTGACAGGAACGCCATTCTGATGTATAATAGATTTCAGATTGGGCATTCCTGTCCTTTCGGTTGTAAGCTGTTGTTCGTTTGGTAGACAGGGCAACAGCTTATTTTTTTTCTCCGGCAGATATCAGCAGGTGAACTCCCTGACGTATCGCTTCGGTTCTGGTTATACCATTCTCTTTGCAATACTGGATTAGCTTTTCGTTTGTTTCTTTGTCAAAACGAACTTTAACATCTACATCAAGTTTCTCATTGCCTATCTTTGGTCTGCCTGTTCTCGGACTCATTTAATCACCTCACTTTTGTGTTCCGTAATTCAATTATATATTTATGTGTTCCAAAAGTCAATCCCTTTCTCAAAATTTGTATAAATATACAAAAACCGCCCTGCGTTTTTGTGCAGGGCGGGGAAGTTGTTGCTTTACCATATTGTGCGTTTACCGAATAGAGCTTACGGCTTATTGTTGGTGTTCTCAATCATACGCATGATTTCAGATAGCCTTTCAGCAGAAAGTTTCTGATACTCATACATTCTGACAAACAGGATTATTGCCCACCTTGAAACCAGCGTTACAACAATAGCGGTCAAGCAAAGTATTGCGGGCATCAGCTGCCCATCTTTGCTGCTAAAAAATGTCATAAACTCTACAATGGCGGCAATGGCAAAAACGAAAATTAAAATCGTTGTCATCACCAGAGTGAAATTCTCCAGATTGCGGGCGAATTTGTCTGATATACGGTTTTTCTCGTCCTTTTTCGCAATGCTATTTGGCTTGTTTGCTACGTTTTCGTTGCTGTGTTCGATGTTGTTTTCCATAAAAATCAACCCCTCCTTGTGTCAAATTATAACACGAAAGAGGGGTTCTGTCAAGCATTATTTGCCATTTGCCATTACAACTTGTCTATTCTGGATCCGCTGCGAAGCCGTTGCGACTTCCTCTCCATCAAGCTCAACGGAAATGTAAATGTTATTTTCCGGCTGAGTAGCTTCCATTGTCTGATTGACAACAGATTCGTTGTAAACGCTAGAAATCGCTTCGCGAGCATATCCGGTAGCCGGCCCCTGGCTTTTCATTTCTCTTGATACAGTAGTGGTAACTGTTGCTTCGATATCAGATTTCAGATTTTCTATATCGGACTTGATATCGCTAACACCGTTGCGCTGTTCGTAATCATCGCGAAGTGTCTGATTGGCGTCTTTACCTCCACTGAATGCTGTACGCCAGTAAGCTTCAAAATAAGTTCCAAATGCCCCCATCTGGCTAGCAGCATTTGTGATAACGTCGCCTAAATTTTCAGCGCCGTCAAATATACGCTTGTTGCCCCTGTCATACAAATTCTGCAACGCCTGCGTTCCTGCGTCTGAACTTAAATTGTTAATTCTCTGTTCAAGCATGTTTACAACATCAAGGGTTTTGTTGCTTAATTCATTGACCCTCTGCCCGTATTCGGCTTCAATACCTTTTCGTGCACCATCATAAATGGCGCTGTTTGTGTCAACGCCCAGAGCCTTTAACTGAGCCTGCCGTGTTTCCAGCGAAGACAGCGAAGACGTTCTGGTGCTGGACATCTTTTCTACAGCGGAATTATAGCTGTCCTGTATCTGTGCGATAGCACTACGAGCCGTCTTTTCGTCCATAAGGGCGATTTTATCAGCCGTGAGAGAGGAAAGCTTATAGTCTATATCCCGACTGTCGGCGCCGAGAGAAGCAATAGCAACTTTGTTGTACTTTTCCTGCGCGAAATTATAGTTATCAAGAGCCTGATTGTATTCTGCCGTGCCTTTCTTTGCAGTTGCAAGTATCTGGGAAGATTCAGACATCTGCTTTTCAAGAGCGGTCAGCGCTTCGTTTCCCTGATTATTCTCCGCGTAAAGCGCGTTGATTATCTCGTCTTTCGCAAGTCCGGCTTTCTGCGCAACAATATCCCACGAATCGCCTATACCTAATATAATGTTATTAAGCTCGGTAGTCAAGTTTGAGGAAATAGCATTGCTCAGGTTTTCACTTGCCTCCTTGATTTTTCCAGCAGCTTCTTCCGACATATCGCCGCTTGCTTCAAAAGCTTTTGCAAGGTCGTCAAGCGTGCCGAGCGAATCCTCAATAGTTTTCTTGTTTGTTTCTATCGCCTGCTGGTTATCAGCCACTTTATCATCTGTTTTGGTTATTGCGTCAGTCCATTCGCTGTATTTATCCGCAATTTCCTGAATAGAAGTTCCGACATCGCTGTAAAACACAGATTTATATGTCTCATCGGTAAGTTCCTTTACCGCTGTGGTACAGCCTAGGAACGCTCCGGCAAGTGCGCCAACAGCAGTAATAATAGCACCTATCGGATTTCCCGCCGCTACAAACAGTCCTATAGCCGTTCCAGCTATGCCTATACCAGCTGCAAGCTGCGCCCAGTTATTCGCAAGGTTGCCGGTTCCCTTGATGAGATTTTTGAGCGAGTTATAAAGCAGTATTCCAGAGGAAACACCAGCTGCCAAACCGCCAGCTATTCCCCAGAATACTTTTGCTTTGTTGCCAAGACGCGCGCTGAATGTGTCAATCATTTCACAGGCTTTGCGGAATTTTGCCGTAAATGTAATGATATTTGAAACAGCAAAAATACTGCCGACTAACGTTGCTGCCACTGCTGCCGGTGCCGCTATAGCTTCAATCCACCCCTTGATATTCTCTGCTATTTCCTTTGTCTTGCTCTCAACGCCGTTGAGGAAGTCATAGGTGGGAAGTTCGATATCAAGGTCAGTGGAATGGCCTGTGTCCGACCCGCTCTTGTCGGTGTGCGAGCCGATGATATTCAGCTGGTCAACACCGGCTAACGAACCCTTGAATTTTTCAGTTGCCGCCGTTGCGCCGTCCGCAGCGTCCGCGATGTCGTCATAGCCGTTGGAAACACCGCTGAGGTCGATTTTCGGCAGTTCGAAGCCGAAGAAGTTTGCGAGCTCATTCGCCGCTTCGGTCAGCACCTGAACAAATGCTGTGAGATACGGCAGGATAGCTGACAGCATAGGCATGAGCATATTTCCGAGTGCGCGGGTAAACTGCTGAATACGTGCTTCCAGAACGCGCACGCCGTTGGAAGCGGTGTCGATAGTGCGGCTCATGTCTCCGGTAACGCCGATGTTCTGCGCCTGCTCTATCATCGCCACATAACGGAGCTGTGCTTTCTGCGCCTGCGTCATGCTTTCGTAGGTCTGGGTTATGCCCTTGCTGTATGCAAGCTGTTTCAGAGTAGCTTCATCAAGCGCAAATCCGAGGCGCCGCAGGGGCTCCAGTTCCCCGGCAAAGCCCGACTGTACCTTGTTGTAAGCTTCCTCGGTGCTAATGTTGTAGAACGAGGAAATATCATAGGAAAGCTGGGTCAGGTTCTTTGACATGAGGTCTGCCTTGTCGGAAACAATGCCGAACCCCTTTCCGACCGACTGGAAGAAACCCTGATATCTTATCCAGTCCGAGGTATCAACGCCGAGCGCCGCGCTGACTGCTTCTGCAAATTCAAACGCGCTGGACGCGGATTTTCCCATCGTGACGTTGAACAGGTTGAGGTTTTCAACATACTGCGCGGAAACATTGAAACATTCTCCGAGTACCTTTTTCAGCTTCATCAGCGAAACCCACGAAATCAGCGACTTTGTGGACAGCGAACCGAGAGTGCGCCCCAGTCCGCCCAGACCGCCGCTGTTGTTGGACTGACGACTTGCCGCCTGCATTACCTGTGCGAGCGCAGTAAGTCCCTGTGCTGCCTGTTCAGCCCTCTGCATGAGGGGTTCAAGCGTTGTTGTAAGCTGCCGTATGCTGTTCGAAAACTGCGTAAAATCAATCTGGTTGATTCGCTGCGCCACCGTAGGCAGTCTGTTCAGCGCATTCGCAAGCTGACGTATTGCTGTCGCATTCTCCGTCCGGAATGCCGCCATCGCCGAGTTCAGCATTTCAATGCGTGATGTGTCTATCGCGGGCATTGAATTTATAGCCTGCACCACCGCCGGAAGCCGCGACAGGCTGTTGATGAGCGGCGTAAGCCTGATATCCTGAATGCTGCGCAGACTGTTCAGCGCATTCGTGAGCGAAGAAAGCTGCGCAGATACGTCCGGGAACGCCGCTATCGCCTGGACTGCTCCGGAAGCCTGCGAAAGTTTGTTTATTGCGTTGACGTAGCTATTTACTTTCGGCACTCCGGTCAGAGCGTCGAGAGATTTCAGCGCATTTGCGGTCTGCGTTATCTTGTCCAGCCCGGACAGACTGGAGATAGCACGCCCGGCTTCCGCGAGCTTCTCCAGCTGCTTTGTGAGTTTATTCAGCCCATTTCCGGTGGTCAGTGACTGCACCGGCGCAACCAGCCGTTCAAGCGTCTGCTGGAGTTTTTCGAGCGCCTGGGACGCGTCCACGCTGTCGGATTCTATTTCTATCTGGAGTTCGTCAATCGTCGCTTCTGCCATTATTCCTGTTCCTTTCTGCCGCTGAACGCCGCAACGAAATTATCAAGCGCGATTTTGACGCGCAGGCGCGCCTGTTCCTGCTCGTCCATCTTTTCTTTTTCTGTCTTTTCGTGCTGGAATATCTCCATCGGTTTTCCGGGATATTCCGCCTGAGGACTTCCTTGCTTGGCGAAAGCGTTCGACAAAACCACGCTGAATGCATTCATGCAGTACAAGCCGTTCAGCCACGCGCTGAAATTCTGTTCTTCCAGTTCGCGTTTGCGCCGCTTGTTGTACGCCTGAATAAAAAAGCTAGGAAGGCAGTTTTCGCCCTCCCAGTAATCCGTGTAGCTCATGCCGAGCGACATGCATATTCTGCACTTTTCGTCAAGCTGCCTGACTATTTCTCCGGGAGATATCAGTCCTCGTCCTCGTTCTCCCAGGTCGCGTTTCCCTCGTCACCCTCAGCGGTCTCATCGCCGATAAGCCCCTGCATGGTGTCAACATAGCTTTCGATAAGCTTGTTGAGGAATGCAGGCTTCTTGTTCTTCGGGAGCGCGTCGTATATCTCCGTGGACTTCTTCTCTGTGATAGCGGACTGATTCTTCTTGAACGCACAGTGGACGAACGGCGCGATAGCAACGAAAGGATTCTCCCATACGTCCTGAATCCTGTTTCCGGTCAGTGCGTATGCCTTTGCGGTCGCGCGGTCGAACTCTGCCTTATAACTCTTGCCGTTGTAGTTGATTGTGAGTGCCTTTGCCATTTTGTTTTCCTCCTGTTAATTGGTCGTGTTATGGTTAAGCCGTAGGCTCAGAAACAGTAATGGTCTCATTGGTGCGCTTCGGCTCTCCGGTGGGAGTGATGTAGCATGCGATCTCGTTTACGGAGTTTACCGCTCTGCTGTTCACGCCGAGTGCGGCAGGGGAGCCTGTGAACGCTACAGTCTGGAGACCGGGGGTGATTATGTAGAACCATGTCGCAAGACCGCCTGCCTTTGCAGTCTGCGAAGCTTCTACCATTGCCGCCCATTCCTTTTCAAGAAGCGCGGTAAGGTTAGCCGTATAAGAAGTCGCACTTGAAAGGTCTTTCAGACCATCGATAAAAGTCTTGTACTCAGTGCAGCTGAGGTCGGTGGTGTCAAGCGTCTCAGGCTGCGGATTAAGGTCGGGTATCTCCTTGATATCCGGAATCATCTTTGCCGCAGTAGGCATAGTGCCTGCAACGGTTTCAACCGCCCAGCATACCTGAGTACCCGCAGTTGAAATAGGTATTCCTCTCTTCATGATGAACCTCCTATGAAGTATAAACTATATTATCCCTGCCGATAATGCCAGAAAACCGCATTGTATAGCGGTATATCGTCATATCAGCAACGTTGGGGACAGGCTGTCCGAATGTCCGGATAAAGCCTAATTCCTGCATTTTTTTGTCAACAAGAGCCGCCATCTCCCGCGCCTGCGCCTTTTTGCCGCTCTGCCTGTTGGAGTACACCTCGCACTGATACATGACCTGTGCGTGGTTTTCTCTGCATTCAGCCGTCTGTGAGGGAGCATAGCAGCTGTTGTCCTGTTCCCACAAGAACACCGCCGGGAATTTCGCCGGGGTGTCGCTTGGCGTGCTCGCGACTGAAATACCCTTGTATTCCTCGCGCAGGGCGGTCGCCACATAGTCAAACACCGTGCTTTCAATGTCAATCATGTGAACACTCCCTTTGCTGTCGGAATCACCAGCGCTCTCAGCTGCTGCGCCGTATTGTACATGAACGGTCTGGACGGCATTCCCTTTGTCCATGCGACATAGGTGCCGTTTTTCAGCCGTTTTCGTGTGGGATTTGTGTCCCCGTCTCCGGACGGATACCACCAGCCGAGCTCCCCATGACCGTTTACATCATAGGACCAGCCGAGTATCGCCGGGTCAGGGTGTGGGCTTCGCGAGCCCTTAATGCCTGTGCCGAACTCCACATAAGCGGCATAGCCGCATGTACACTTCACAAAGCCGGTATTCCCGCCGTGTTCGCTGTGAATACCGTTCTGCAAAGCTCCCGTCATGTGAATACTGCCTGCTTCCACCAGCGCAATGTTCGCGCCGATATCCGCAAGCTGCCGCACAAGCTCCTGCGCGTTTCGTTCGAGATTTGCGCGGTATTCCGCAAGTTCTCTCACCGCTTCGCGCACGCCGGAAGCAGACAGCTTAACCGTTATCCGTTTCATCTATCTGCACCCTATTTATCGCATACTGAACGGCGTTCAGGCTCTTTGCGACCGCTTTGACGATATACTGCTCCGTGCCGATATACACAAGTGAATTTTCGTTTATCGGACATCTGGTGTCGTGGGTTATCATCGTGCGGTCGTAGTCCAGCAGATTGCCGAACTGCTGCTGGGAATAATCCCCCTTGTTGGAGGAAACCGAAATCATCAGCGCCGTTTTGTCGCCGTATTCCGGTGCAAATTCGCCAGTAGCACAGCCGTCATCGTCAGTAAGTTCCGCGTTCCCCAGATACAGCGCGTATTCAACTGAAATCTGGTTGCGCTTCAGATCTCTCATTACAGCACCCTGCCTTTCGGCGTGACTTCCGAAAGAAGCTCCTCCGATACCCACGCATTGGAATACGCACGGCTCACGCCGTTCTCGCTGTGGGAAGTTTCTCCCTCTGCGCCCACCTTTGCGTAGAGGTCAGCGGCTATGCGAAGCTGTAAATCGAGGTATCTGCTTTCAAGTTCGTCCGGGAAATCCTCGAACGGATAGCGCCGTGCCATGATAGCGGCTTTCGCGGTGTCAAGATAACTTTCCGCTTCTGCGTCGCTTATCTCCGGCAGGCGGATTTTCAGCTTTTCTGTCTGCGTCATTGCCGCCCTCCGTTCTCTCAACTTCGTAGCCCATTGAGCCGAGAACAGCCGCTGTGTCTTTGCTGACATCAGCTATGCCGTTCTCAAACTCCGCAATGACCTTCCCGCAGGTCATCACGATACGGGCGTTGTCGCCCTGATGTACTATCATGTCGCGCCGAATGTAAGCTTGCCGTGCAGCTTCTCGAAGCCGTGGTCAAGACCGACCTGTCCGTAAATCTGATACTTCCATGCCGCGCCGGTTTTAGCGAGCGGTTCAAGGAAGAAGTTGCCCTTGCCGGGGGTGGGCTGCTCCACCAGATGAACGGCAGCAGAGTTGAAACACAGCGCAGTATCCTGCGGCATTGTTCTGGAAAGCGCAATTCTGATTGTGCCGAAATCGGTCATCAGCTTCTGAATGTCGATGCCAGCCTCTGTTACGCCGGGCATGAAATAGCCGCTGCCCTCGTAAGCTTCGGAAATAGCCGCCTTGATATCAGAGTTGATAAGCAGCAGATAGCCATCGATGTCGGTGTTCGCGTCATACAGCTTCTTGAAGAAGCTCTTAAGCACGGAGCGGACGGTGGAAGAAGATACCGCTGCGGTCTCCTTGACGGCGTTGGTGACGATAGCTTCCAGAATACCTCTGGTCTGGCTCGCGTCGGTGTTGCCGGAGGACTCGTGATACTTGCCGTTAATGCAGGTGTACTCAATGTCGTTGCGTATCTTCTGCATGGTAGCGGCGGTCTGAAACTGCAGTTCAGACGTGGGGTTCTCAACCTGCCCTGCGATGTTCACGCCGGAAAGCTGACCCATGTTGCTCTCACGCGCATAGGAAATCGCAATGGACTCCTGGAAAATCTGAGTTACGTTCGTTGCTTGAGAACGGGTAACGTTAGCCGCTTCGGGAGCCGTCAGGGAATCACTTTCAGAAATCTTGGGCTGCGAAGGAGTGCCGAGAGTGTACTCCTGATTTACAGCAAATTCAACCGCATTGGTGGCCTTGGGTGCGCCGATGAGGTTGAGAAAAGGTGTGGTGGTGATACTCTTGGTGTAAAGCGCACCGGAGTAAGACACCAGGTCAAAGTTCATGCCAGTTGCCATGTTTACCTCCGTTAGTCTGTGGGAATGTTCCTGGCGCTGTGAACAGCGTCCGCAGCCTTGATGATGTCAAGGATAGAGCCGTTCTGCACCGCCTTGTTGTACTGTTCCTGCGCGCTGGCGGCATTGCCTATCGCGCCGGGGTTCGGTGCGGGGGTCTGCATTGCCGCCTGCTTTGCAGCTTCGGCAGCAGCCGCCGCGTTTGCGGAAAAAGAGCTTATGAGGCTGTCAGCGAATGCAAGCGACTTTCCCTCATCGTCCGTGACAATGGAATCCAGCAGCGGGGAATAGCACTCCTCCCTGATTCCTGCCTTGACGAACTTTTCCTGCACCTTGGTGCGGTTCAGCAGACGCGTGTTTTCAGCCTTTATCTGCGCGGCTTCCTCCATGAGCTTCTGGTACTTTTCCTGCTCGGAAAGCTTGTCCGCCTGCTCCTTGTCGTACTTGTCCGCCTTGTCCTTGTAGGCACTGAATTTGTCCTCTGTTGCCTTTGCCTTGGCGTTCACCTCTTCGTGGTGCTTTGCAAGGATAGCTGAAATCTGCTCGTCCGTGATGTCGGGCATTAATTCCTTGAGTTCCTGTCTTGTCATCGCTTTTACCTCCTGATAACACCGCGTAACGCTGCGGCGGCGAATTTTGTTGCATATATAGCAAAAGAGCCGCTCCACCCCGAAAGGTGAAACGGCTCAATGGCTCTGAAAATATTAAATTATAAGTACTGCACCGTGCAGCGGCAGTTAGCGATTTCTGAAACACTCGCGCCCAGCGAACCGTCGCACGGGAACATCATCTGATAACCGCCGATAATAAACGGCTGGTCTATCGGCACGGTCTGACCGGAAGCTTCCCGGTGAGTGCGCCGCACCTTGCTGTCCCCGAACGTTTTCCAGCGCTTGCGGGTGAATCCCCGGCTGAGCGCCGCGTCCATCTGCGCCATGTTGCACATCGCGTTGACTTCCGTCCGCGCGGTGTTCAGCATGCGGTCGTAAAGCGGAATATCGCAGCCGCCGACCGATGTGTCAAGTATCTGCATGGACAGCTCCACGGCGTGATTCCTGACCCACGCCGAAGCATTCCCCGCGCCCTTTGCGCCCAGCGTTTCGAGGTACTGCGGATAATATCTGTTGAACAGTTCAATGTAACTCCGTGCGAACTCGGCAGCTGCCGCCGCATAAAGGGCGGCGCTGTCAAGTCCATAAGGAGAAGTATCCAATGAACGCTGAATGGTGTCGTAGTATCTGAGCAGTATTCGCTGTAAAGCAGCCGCCATGACTACCCGCAGGCGCTTTTCCGCAGAGGTTATATCCATCTCCCCGAAAAAGACTATGTTGAGCTGGTCAACAGCGGCGAGACTATGCGCTTGCGCCATCGTCCGCACCGCCCTTTGCAGTCAGCTTTCTGAATATCTCGTCAAATTCATCGGGCGCGCTGGCGTCAGCGGTATTCATGACCGCCGCCTTATCCTGTTCGCCCTGCTGTTTCCACTTTTCGAGATACTCCACGCTCTCAACGTAGACCTGCTGTGGGTCGGAGTACAGTCCGCAGTTTTCGATAGCGATACGCGGGTGTATTCCGGCTTCAAGCTGATTCTGCAAGCCCTGAGTTTTCGTCAGCAGGTTGTCGGTCTTGTTGCGCGTGAACTTTATGTCGATATCGTCAACGGTAAGCTCCGTGAAATCCGCAGGCACGGTTGACGATGTTGTGACCGTCTTAATGATTTTCAGCACGTTTTCAACGAACGCTTTTTCGCTTTCGTCAAACGACTGCTCGAACGACTTCGCCGCAGCTTCCGCCTGCGTCCAGCCCTCGCCGATAATGAGAGCCTGTCCGGTGTTGCCGCCTGCCGAAGCCTTGCGGTCAGGGACAGCAGCTATCTGGAGCATTTTCTGATAGAGGTCGTCGGCGTAGGTCTGCGTCTGTGTCTGGTCGAGTACGTTCTGCAGCATCTGAATGCTTGCAGGCATATTCGGCGAGGATTTTGTGCAGATACCGCCCTTGGCGGCAAGCTCCGCGAACTGCCCCTCGTCTATCTCCACGTTGTTGAACCACGTCAGCGACTGTATCTGCTGTTCGATACCGTCCGCGCGGTTGGAAGCGATGTTGTTCAGTTCGTCGATTATCCCGAGGACTGTTTCGAAGCAGCCCTGCCGCGTGGGATTCGCCCAGTATTCCGTGACAGGATTGAACACTATTTCGGATTCGCCGACAAGCACGTTATCTTCGAACTGCCAACAGTGGCTGTCGGAATAAATCGTGTACTTCTTCTTCGGGATATCGGTGATATCGTCTATCATGTCGTCCGTGCTGTAGATAACTGACAGCAGCACGCGTTTGGTGAAGTCGTTCGCGCGGATAGTGAACGTGCAGCGCGGGTCGCACACATATGTATGCAGTTCCGTGCCCTCATACAGCGTGATACGCTGTGCCACTCCGCAGATGAAAAGCCACTGCGCAAGCTCCCTGTCCTTGCTGGATTTGCCGAGCTTGTACATCAGCTTGTTCAGCGCCGCAAGGCTCTCATCGTCCGCCCTGTTGTTCGCGTCATCGAGGGTGTCCTTGCCGCGGTAAACGTACTGCACCGGCTCGCCGAACGTGAAGCCGGTCTTGAAATTGGTTATCTCGGCGGCGTGGTTTATCACGACCTTGTTATTAATTTCAGGTCTGACTTCCTTTGTGCGGTCGAGAATGTCCATGCGCCCGCGGTAGTAGTTATACAGCCGCTGGATATCGCAGACATTCGCGTTATGCACTGACATGGCGCGGTCAACTATCTGCTTCACGTTCTCAGCCGTGAAATTCCGCTCGGAAGTGTAGATACACCGCCTGCCGTAATTGTAGTTTTCCGTCATGTCTTTCCTTTCAGTTCGATGAGCCTTTCAACCTTGCACCGCTTGCAGTAAGCGGATATCATTCCGGAAGCGGAAACATCAGCGTCAAACAGCCGCTTTCCGCATACCGGACAGCAGATTTTTATAAGCATTCCCGCCCTCCTTTTCTCCATTATATCACATATTTTCCGGTTTGTAACTGTATTCTTTTGTGGTTGCAAGGGCGGGATTCGAACCCACGGATTCCAGCTAATGAGGCTGGCGAGATAGACCGCTTCTCCACCTTGCTATATTGAAATTCCAAACCTTACGCAGCCGCACTGTTGCACGACTGCGCCAGGAGGAAGGGCAGAACCGGCGGTGAACACACAAGCCGCCAGCCCTGATATATCAAATCCGCGTTTCCGCGAAAATGAACGTGAATTATCGTCTCGGCATTGAAACCATGATAGAATGCGCCTGTTCCTCCGAAAGCGCCTGAAAATGCCTGCACTTCGGGCAGCGCCGTTTCATGCAGCCGCCGTTGATACCGCACTTATGGAGTGCGCAGTAGAATTTCGGCTTTTTCCCGGTGAGTTTTCCGTTCAGAAGCAGGAATTTCGTCATGCTACCACCGCCGTTCTACCAACTTGACCGAACATAAGCCGTTATCCCGGTAATCCATCGCCATAGCCAGGCTGTCCGGTGCGTCATCGTGCTGTTTCTTCGCTTCAACGGAAATACGGCAAAGTTCGTTCATTGCCTTGTCGTACATCTCGCCCCGCGCCTTGTCAGAACGGAATACCAGCCGCGATTTTATATCCGAACTCCAGCGCACTATCCTGTCCATCTTGCTGGATTTCGTGGAAGCTCTCTGGCTCTGTATCGACATCTTGTAATTTCGCTCGCGCAGGGACTTGTCGATTTCCTCTGCGTATTCAGTACCGCCGACGTTCGCTTCAAAACGCGCCCTCGCAACATTATTGCGGGCATAAGCCGCGCAGACAAGCGGCTGAGTTACCGACTTATCCCCGGCAGAGAACACCCAGTCATGCACATACCCGGTATCGCCGAACCAGTAGATTATCGGCGCGGAAAGGCTGTCCCCGCCGCCCCATGCAACGTCCACCACGGACATGATATCGCATTCGCCGTCCGGGAGCACGCCGTTGTAGTAGTTCAGCTCGTCCCGCTCGAAAAGCAGTCCCTCACGCACATACGGGTCGCCCATGTACTTGCACGACCATGTGCAGGGGTCGATACTCGCTTTCATGTCAAGGTAATATTCAGCGCTGAACCCCACGCCATAGGGATATTCAAAGTTGCTTTTCCCGTTTTCGTCAAGCGCCGGAAGAACCATGAACTCTGAATGCGGGTCGTCAGCATACTGCTCCTGCAAACGCCCGATAACGTCACGGACTGCCCAGCGGGTGCCGATGTGAAGCTCTACGGCGTCGTTCGTCTTACGGTCCTTTGTCTGGTTGGCGTAGGCGGCGTACTTGGCGTCAAGGCGTTTCTCGTTGAGCGCTTCCTCCAGATCCTCGATAAGGTCGTCGCAGTACAGAATTTCGCTGATGTTGATAGCGCCCGTCCACGAAGCGCTGATACCGCGGCAGGTTATCGTCGCAAATCTGCGCTTTTTATCAAGGCACACCGAAGCGTTCTCGCGGCTTATGTTCTTGATCTGAGACGTCGGGAACACGTCAGCCCAGAGATATTCCGGGTCTGTTATGATACCGAGAATTTCATCGAAGAACGTCTTGGTGAGCGTGTCCGAATATCCGGTCAGGGCGCTAGAGCCCAGCGGGTGCCGCCCGGCTACCCACGACATGAAGAACATGCCGAGAGTACTCTTGCCAGTCCTCGGAGGCATGCTTATCGTCAGCCGCTTCAGCTTGCGTTCTTCGAGCCGCTGGAGTGCGTCCACAACAGGTTTCAGCACGTTCATTCTCGGCACATAGAATTTCTTCTGCGGCTCTCTGTCCCATTCCACATAGAGCAGATAGTAATGAAACAGATGAGGTGCAAGCATGAGCGCCGCCTTTTTCGCAAGCTCATAGAACCTGATAGCGGTCTGCTGGTCTGTCAGCGCAAGCTTTACTTTCTGCTGCGCCGCGATGTCGTATATGCGCTCGTAATGTGGACGTGCCTTTTCAAAGTCCGTTTCCAGCCGGACGGTATCGAAATACAGCGACAGATTATCGTATGTGCTGATATCACGTTTTGACGCACGCCTGATAAGCTCCGATGTTTCCACATTTCCTCCTGAAAACAAAAAAAGAGCCACCCCGACCGTAAAGGTCAGAAGTGGCTCAAAGGCTCTGAAAATATTCTGTTTTCTTGATTATAGCACGGATTTTCCGGACTGTCAAGGGTTTTCGCAAAAAGAATACAGTTACGCGGTCTGCTTCCATTCTGCGTATCGGTTCTGGAATGTGCTCAGCGCTACTCCGGCTTCCTTTGCGGCGGCTTTATAGGTGAGTTTCCCGGCGGCAAGCCTGCGGAATATATCATCGTCAACTTCCTTGCGCGGTCTGCCTACTCTCCAGTTTGGGTCAGCGGCGGCAGCAGCTTCCTTGCCCGCCTGCGTGCGTTCCAGAATAGTGGCACGCTCGAACTCTGCAAATGCAAGCAGATTTATAACGATAAGCCGCCCCATTGGCGTATCCTCCACCAACCCCATGTTCATGATATGGACCTTAACGCCCCTGTCAAGCAGGGTAGTGATGTAGTTCAGCCCATGCTGAACGGAGCGCGCGAACCTGTCCAGCTTGCAGACTACCAGCGTATCGCCGCGCTGGAGCTTCCCGACAAGCTCGTCGAACAGCGGGCGCGACTTTGCGCCGGAATAGGCTTCCTGCACTATCCGCGCTCCGGGATAGCTGCCCAGTATCTGCCTTTTCTGTTCTTCCAGGGACGTGCCGTAGCGCTGCTGTCCCTTGCTGGATACACGGCAATAGCCGTAAATCACGTCGGCTCACCTCTTTCCTTTCGCTGCCTGAATCAGTATCAGGAACGGCATGAGCAGGATATAGAGTAATCTCATTCTTCCTCACCGACTTTCTTCTGCTTCTTCCCACGACCGTCAGGAAGCCCCGACGGTTCGAGGACTATTGAGCCTTCTTTGCGCTTGCCTGATGTTTTCGGCTGGACTACCACTTCGTAATCGAGTTGATTGAGAAGTTCAACAAGCAAATCACAAGACATTTTGCCTTTCAGTCTGCTTGCAAGGCATGATTGTGCACTGTAGCCCATTGTTTTAGCAAGCCGCTCTTGTGTGACCTTTTTATCGTGCATGACGGTTTTCAGCGCTTCTGTCGCGTTCATAAAATCCCTCTTTCGATATGAGAATGTTTCGTTATTTGAATTATAGCACATTCGCTATATTTTGTCAAGCTTTTTTTGAAAAATTTTATTCGAGGGGTTAAGAGATACCCTCCCGGGGTCGCCCTGGCAGCCCCCGGGGGTACCCCTCCGGCGGTGGTGGTTCTCCGGATCCAGAGGGGCGGCGACAGGTGGGTGGGGTGCGCCGCTCCTGCAGGCGTGGCGAGAACCAGCGCGGCGGGTCGCTGCTTTCCCTTTATATAGTACTCCTGCTAGTACTCCCACATCGAGGGCGGCGCGGTGGCTGCATTTGTTGTGATTTTGCGCAAAACAGCATACCGAAAAATCTTGAATTTGCAGCATACCTAACAAAATAGCGAAAACGCGATAATTTATAGCGAAAAAGCCTTGACAATATAGCGAAAACGCGATATAATACAATCAACGACGAAAACAAAGCCGCCGAGGGGCTGAAACCTCGGAGAAATGGAGTATATACCATGACCAGACATTTTAACACCTTCGACCAGTACAGCGAGTACTACAACGAGCACGAGCACCGCGCCAACGGTGTTGACATAGTGGAGTACGACGGGGTGAAGAAGCCGCACACCGATGCAGACGGTGAATTTACCTGCAAGAACCGCCAGACTGCAATAAAGCGCTTCGTGAAGGCTACCGGCTGGGAGTGGGCTCTTATCGAAGCAGAATGATAGTCGGCAATAGTCGTGTGTCACATGAGAAGCCTATATGAAGCCTATATATTAATAATGTAGATAGAAAAGAAAAGAGAAGATATAGTATATCTCTATATTCTCTCTGCATGTGATAGTCGCAGGCACATTTGCGTTTTGAGGGGTCTGTGCGGCTCTGTACGCAACGAATAGCCGCAAGGCATAAACTATACCCCTGGAACACAAGCGTGCGTCCCAGGGGCAATTCCCGCGCAAATACGCGCTATTCTGTTTTCGTGTCCTCTGTGGTGTCTTCGATTACCACTTCCTCGGATAGTCGGCGTTCTATTTCCTGCCTGTCCACGTCAGCACCGAATATGTTCTTCGCCTGCACCACAACGTCCTGCTGGTCTTTCATGCCGTAATAGTTCTTTGCGCGGAAGATGTACGCCACCGGATTAATCATGCCTTTGAGTACCAAATCCGCGTCGATTGAAGCCAGAACATTCTTTGCTCTTTTTATGATAGCGGCACGCGTAGCGCCTTTAGTACCATGTCCCCAATCAAGCACAGTGTCTTTATCTGCGCCCAGGCACAGGCACATTTTCTCGACGGTAGGCAGCCCACCATCTTGGGCGTAACGCATGAAGAAATCTGTGAGGCGTTCGAGGCATTCCTCATCGGTTTTGACGATGGGCGCAGCGAAGTCGCGGGAACAGTCGGCGATTATTATGCGCATTTCCTCGGGCGGGAGTTTGGATTTGTCGATATTCACGGCGGGTTTGTGATTACCCGCGCCGGGACGTTTGCGCTTTACGGGCTTGTTGTCGTTCTCACTTGCCATTGATGATATCCTCCAGTCTGTCCAGCGCGATAGGGCGCAGGCGGTAAATGTTCTCTACGCTGTATGTTTTTACGTCCGCAACGTCGCACCAGCGCATATTCTCGATGAAATGCAAATGCAGGATCTCTTTCAGTATGTCTGGGAGTTCGTCCGCGATAGTCGGGTCTGCTTTGTACGCCGCGATCGCCGCGAAATAGTCGTGCTTAGGTTTACTCATGTATTACCTCCGTTCTGGGGCGGTATAAGCCCCGTCATAATGCCGAACATCTTCTTGCAGTTCTCACATGAACCTTTCGCGGCTATCGTGAACGGCTCGTCCAGGGCAACGACCCGCCCGTGATAGTTGTGGGCTATCGCTTCGCCGCGTTCCCATGTGTCATAGTCGCGGAGCGCCTGCGTCTTTTCCTTTTTCGCCTGCTCAACCGTTATGAGCTTCATGCTGAACGCCTTGTAGATGTTCCGCGCTGTTGTGTAGAGAGCCTGTGCGGACAGCCGCGCGTCCTCCGGGAGCGGTTGGCGCGTCCGTGCAAGCTCAAAAATGTCATTTCCTGTCATATACACCTCCGTTTATGTGTCGCGTAACCACCTGTAACCGAACGTGTTCACATACCGGTTACGGTTTTTGTGGCTTAACAATGCGGGTTCATGTGAGGCGTAACCGGTGAAACCGGTGTAACCGTGGTTTTCTCTACACGCGTAAGAAAATATTTTAATTTCGCATTCAAACAAACATGAATGAAAAATATTAAACATATACGAGGTATCTCCGTTTACCGGTTACACCGGTTACATTCTCACCTGTGCATTATCTTGAAATCAGAAGTCCGGATACTCGTCAACGGCGCTGTTATCGGCTTCATCGGCATTTTCGCTGATGAGTTTCAAATGAACGCAGCGGGTTGGGACGGTTCCGATACGCTTCAACACTGTAAAGCGGTCTTTGACAGTTCTGCGAATAAGCTGACGGTCAGCCAGCCAGGACAGCAGGGAAGCAGGGTTAAACCCGCCCTCGCTGCATATCTGCTCGAATTTCAGCTTGATTATGTACACGGTGTCATCGCAGAATTCGCCCCAGACTTCCATGTTTTTCTCGGTCAGACCGAACTTGTTCTGGTTCTGCGTGATGTACTCACAGACATACTCGTAAGCGCGTTTATTCACGCTCACATCGTCCTTTGATTTGAGAAAGGGCACGATATCAGCGGCGGTCAGCGCGGGTCCGTCAAGATAATTCTCGGTTATCAGCCAGTCGGCAGTGAGTATCAGCGCGCCGGACTGCGCCTGCTTCTGCGCGATGTTGTACTGTCTGACAAGCTCGTCCGAAAACGCCTTGAATTTCTCCTCCAGGCGCTCCATAACGCCCTCGGACATGATTTCGTTGACAAACATCTGCCCGAAGAATCCGTAGACGGATTTCACGAAATTTGCGACATCACGCGGGCTGTCAAACTCCGGGCGGCTGTCGTCCCCGAAGAACTTGTCCTTGCACTCTATCTCAATAACGCGGTTGACTGAGCCGCCGCCGGAACGGCTGGAATTTATCGGGCGTTCTCCAGTGGATATCACGCAGTTACGCCACTCGGACGTATTGTCGATACCGCCCATTTTGTTGCCGCGCGTGCGCCCGCAGCCCTCCGTCAGCATGTAGATGGTGTTGTCCATTTCGCGGCGGCTGTCCACGATCTGGAGCTCGTCCACGATATACGGCAGCGAGTTGTAGAACGCCGCAGTTTTCTCCATGCCAACGTATGTTGAGTTGAATGTGGAGATATACGCGCCGAGTTCCGGGTTTCCCCAGCAGGAAGCCGCGCACATCGCAAGCACGGTCTTGGCGCTCTCCGTTTCGCCCCAGAGGTGCACCCAGAAGCAGTTGCAGCCCAGCGGTCTGACAAGCACCGAAGCCAGTGATGCAGCGAAAACCATGCGTGCTGCAACGCTGTTTCTGCGGATGTTCTTGTTGATAAACTCAATCCACTTGTCCCAGTCGTCTGGCTTGCCGCGCCGTTTCACGCTCTCATAGCGCTTCTTGTACTCAACTTCTCCGTCAAAGGTCAAACCGTCTGTGTAGGGCGCGAATTCAGTCTCTTCGCCGCGCTTTATCCAGCCGAGCCGCGTTACGCACTCGACTTCCGGGAGAAGGTCGCCGGAAAGCTGCTCAACATCGTAGAGGTAGTTGACAAGGTTCCGCGCCGTTTCGGAAGTCACGACAACGCCGGGCTTGGAAAGCTCGGTTATCTTGTTCGCGACCGAGATGGTCGTGCGGTCAACGATAAGTTCGCGCCAGTATTTGCCCTTGAAATACGCAAGTTTTATCTTCTCCTCGCCGGTGTCGATGTTGGTGTACCGTGCGACAGGCATTATCGGGTGAGGGCACGCCCAGACAAGCCCACCTTTTTCGCCCTGCGTGCGCACTCCGGAAGCGTCGCACACCCACTTGCCACAGGGGAGCGTCACAGGCTGCAGAGGAAAGTTGGTGTAGTTTCCGAGGTCGTCTGCAACGTCCTTGCGGCTCTCCGCGAATGCCTTGTACAGCGTGGGGAAATTCGTTACCTTGCATTTCTTTGCCTGGTCGGTCATTTCCGCAAGCAGGCGCTTCTGCTTGAATTTATCGTCCTTGAACATGTAGAGAAATTCGTATGGCTTCTCGCTGTTAAGGAAGTCGTCGCGGGTGTATTCGCTGATATCCGGGTAAATCTCGCTCATGGTTTCGGCAGTTCCGCTGTCGATATCGTCGCCGAGCAGCTGGCTTGCCTTTTCGATATCCAAGATATCACTCCTTTCTCGCCGCCGTCATTTCCTTGTACGAACGCCAGTAGTAATAGAACACCTCCAGCATTCGGGCGGCGGTCTGGTGCTTGTCCTCGATGAACTGAACATCGAAGTGATAGCGGCTTCCGGTCTGCCATGCTTTCAGCGTGGAGTACACCATCGCGCCGATATCGGTTTTCACGCGCTGCGAGCTTGCTTTCATCTGCCATTCGGGGGCGTGGTAGGATTTGAGCGCTTCCCAGCTTCCCACGCCCTCGATGAACAGTGTGAGCTGCTTCGCAAGCTGCGCGGCGCTGTACAGTTCCTTTTCTATGCGCCCCCGGTCGAAGGTCACGTTGTTGTATATCTCGTCCACGTTCGCTTTGCGTTCCACAACGCAGGACATCGAAAAGTCGCGTCCCTCTGCCGTGAACGAATAGTCGCCGTAGTCGAGTTTGCGTCCCTCGTGCTTCACGCCGAGCTTGTCCAGCGCTTCAATGATGTGCGCATTCTTCTGTTCTCGCGTATCGTGGAGGATAGTCACGGTTTTCACGAAGGCTTTTTTGTCAATCGCCATGCTGTCTTTCCTTTCTGCGGCGGACACGCCCATCGAGGACATACCACTTCGAATTTGGCTCGTTCAGCTTGTTCCATGTGCATATGGCGCGCGATTTAGCATTTTCGCCCGGCTTGCGTGTTCGCCAAAAACCAAACTCCCAAGGCGTGTTGTTGCCACAAGTGCACCTTACACGAGCAGCGTACTCCCAAGCAGACCAGCCAATGACGGCTTGAGACCTTTTGTGTTCCACGAATGGCATTCTGCCGCACTTACAGCACCTTAAGCGCTTGAATTTCATCGCCATTTTCTCCTCCTTTTCTTCTTGAGCTTTGGTTTAGTTCCAATGCCCTTCTTGTTGTAATCGGAATACCCGCCACCGTCAAAGCAGAGATATTCGCCACGGAATGTGTCGTAGCAGATACACTCCGCAGCGTGTATGCAGCGGTCGGCTTTGGGACAGGGGTTAGGGTGTGGTTTCATCTGTATATCTCCGTGCATCAAGCAGAAGACTGCGAATGGTGTTGTAGGTTTCTAGCGGCTCGATAGTGTCGTCCTGACCTATGCTGTCGCGCTCTATATAGATTATTGCTCCACCGTCAGAACGCTTTGTTACAGAACCTATTGTGTTTGTGTTTATCATCTTCTCGATGATTTTCCCGCCCCAAGCGTAATGAAGTTCAATGAATTCAGACATCTGTGTCACCTCCGTCCGTGTCGACGTTTTCGGGCAGCTCACGCCAGGATAGCGGACAGTCCCTGAAAAAATGTTCTCTCGGCTCGCCCTCGTCAGCTGCGCCACGCTGGCATTTGTGCTTTTTCATGCTATAGTAAGGGCATTCACC